CAGACGCTTGGTGTACTTCTCGTAGTTCAAGACCTTCGGAGCGTCGATGAGCGTGACCTGATTGAGCATGTTCTCGATGCCACCAGTGGTCAGGACCGAACCGGAATCGCGGCCGGTGTAACGCGGGTCCACACCGGAGACGGTCTGGATGTCCATGCCGAGCATCTGGGTGACGGCCTGCGCCTGCGGAGAGGGAACAGGGAACTGATGGTAGTAGACCGCGTCCTTGCCGTTGCCGTTGACGAGGAAGGTGTGGTCCGCGTCGTTGCCGTGCTTGGAGAAGGTCGCGATGTTCAGCATCGACTGGTTGTTGACGAATCTCGGAGGACGCTGGTTCTTGTAGTCGGCGGTCAGGACCATCGAGTTCATGACGTTGACCGCGACGGAGTTGGCGAAGACCTTCGCGCACTCGGACGTGCCGATGATGTCGCCCTCCGGCAGATTGCAGTAGCATTCCGCGAAGGGGAAGACGGCGGGGTCGAGCGTCTTCCAAGCGAGAACCCACTCGTTGTCGATGGTGTGGATTTCGTAGACGGTCTCGCCGTCTCGAATCCAGTGGATGATGAGCTTGGAGTACCCAGCGTTCGGAGGAGGCGGAGTGGTCATGCGGTCGCCGAAGTTCACACCGGGCACGGAGGTCATGGGAACCGTGCCATCCTTGTGCTCCACGAGGAACTTCCGGAACTCGTCGCGGTACATCGGGTTCTGCTGCAGGACGGACTTGTGGAAGTAGTCGTAGGTCATGCAGTACCCGGCGGTGTCGAGGGATTCCGCGAACGGGTCGCGCATGAACTTCATTGGGTCGACGTTCTTCAGGACCGGCATGCCCTGATAGTAGTCGCCGAACGCAGCGGAACCGCCGGAGAGGTTGGCATCCCAACCGACCTGCGTGATACCGACGTTCAGCAGCGCGGCGCGGGAACCGGCCTGCATCTGGTAGTACCCGATGCCGAGCAGGTGCCAGTGCCAGTCGAGGGCGAGATTGAACTCCTCGATGGAATTGCGGTCCATCTTGGTGTTGTACCCGAGACGGGCGCTCTTGCCCACCGAATAGATGGATGCGACGAGATTCTGCTTGATGTAGGCGACGTGGTTCGTGTCGGGCAGAATCTGATAGGACGGCAGATTCGCGTTGACCGCGTCCCAGAGCCGGCCCCTGTCGGCGGCATCGAGCAGTCGCATCCGCCGGAAGGCGCGTGCGTACTGGGCGATGGCGAGGTCCCAGTTGTCCTGGAGCTGGTTGTCGCCGATTTCCTTGGGAAGTGCCTTGCCCTTGTTCATCGCGGGCCTCCTTCATCCGTCCTGTCGTAGAGGAATGTATTGATGGCGGTCACGATGTCCTTCCGCGTCTCCGATTCGCGCTGTTCACGCTCCTTGTCGGTCTCGGAGGCGTAGGTGGGGGCCGGAGGCTGGTGAACGATGTGCTCGTGCGTGATGTGGACCATGAGCGGCTTGCCGAGCAGCATCAGCGCGAAGACGCCGAGCAACAGGGCGACGAGGAAGGCGAGAAGCGCGATTTCCATGGTTTCCTCCTATGCGAAGTATTCGTAGAGACTGCCCTGCCGGTAGGTGTTGGAGTCGTCGTCCTGAAGGGCGAAGGGCAACGTGGAACGCGGTTCGGTCGAAGCGCGGGTGATGTCCTTGCCATACCGGTCGAAGACGCCCTGGAGGATGTTCCTCGGGTCGGATGGCAGGTCCATGGTTATCCATTCGAGGGCGTTGATTCCGTGGTTGTTCTTGTCCACGGGCTTGTCGGAATTGCTGGCAGTCCCGTCGAGCGTCCGAGCAGGGAACTTATAATCTCGCAGTTCCGTGCGAAGCGCATCGCAACTGTCGAAGATGGAAATCCGGCCGGAGGCGAGGTAGGTGTTGAGTCGCATGACCCGTGCATCGACGTTCACATATCCCGGTCGGAAGGCGATTCCGTATTCGAGGAAGTGGTCGATGAGGGATTTTCGGGAGTAGTCTCTTCGCAGTCCGGATTTAGGGTCGATGAGTGGAGGTGCGAGCATTCCGCCAACAGGGATGTCCGATGATGCTTCCTTGAAAAGAGCTGCGAGGGCCGCGACATCCTTTCCATTCGTCCTGACCTCCTTGTAGATGTACAGATGCCCCTTCTGAACGTCGATGGCACCGAACAGGAAGACCGAATCATCGATGAGCCCGTAGTCGTAGGCCACGATTCTCGGCCAGCCGATGGGAATCTCGAACGCGGGGATGAAATGCTTCATGGCATCGGGGTAGACGAGTCCCTCGGAGTAGGAGAAGGAACCGTAGACGTACCGGGCGCTCCACCACGTCGGCTTGTTCCGCGTGAGGTCGCGCACGAAGTTCGTCGGGAGGTACTTGTTGACCGAGGTCTCGGCGACATGGCTGGAGATGGCCGCATCCCGCTGGTTGTCGGGAACGAGATACTGGTCCTTGATGTTCCCGTGCAGGTGGATTTCGTCGGAGACCATCAGCACGTCGGTCCGAATCCAGCCGGAATCCGGGTTGGACTCGATGATGCCACGCCGCCAGTCGTTCGAGTAGACGGGAATCCCATCCGCGGTGACGAGCGGCGTACCGTCGGACGAGATGGCCTGGACTGCGGCCGACATGTTGCGGAGTCGGGTCTTCAACTGGTGGAAGGTCTCGGTCGAGGTCTCGGACGCCTCGACGATGACGAACATGCTGAGGTTGTAGGACCGGAGCTTGTCGGGGTCGTCGAACGGACGGTACATGATTCTCGCGCCGTTGACGAAGTCGATGTACTTCTTCTGGTTCGACGAGTCCGCGACGAAGGCGGCGGGGATGTCCGACTCCAGTTCGCGCTGGATGGTCTGCTCGTACTGCGAATTGACGTTCGCGCCGATGAGGATGTTCGCGTTCGGAGTCAGCAGGATGTGCTTGATGACCTCCTGCCGGCTGGTCAGCGTCTTGCCCGTACCGTACCCGCCGAAGTTCCCGATGAATGTATGCGGGTCGCGGTGGAGGGCCACCTGATGCGGCTGGGGGACGTAGACGTTGACGTAGGTGTTGCACGCGATGCACTCCCTCCAACTCGGACACATCGGTCCGGCGAAGGAGGGAGTGCTGCGCAACGAGGAATGGCAGCGGGGGCAGGAGTCGAAGGAGCGTTTCAGCAACCCTTCTTCGTTCCCTTCTTCTTCATGGCATCACCCCTTTGCTTTCTTCGATTTGGGCTTGGCAGAAGCGTGCTCCGCTTCGTGGACGAACACGGCCTCCAACGTGACGGAAGGTCCGGAGGGCTTGGGGTCCATCAGCGACGCCACCGTGTTGGCCGGGGGCGGAAGACGCTTGCGGGGAATCTCCTCAACCGAAGGGTTCGGGCTCGGATTCGGGCTCGGAGAGACGACGCGATACAGGTTCTGGGTCGGGAACCGACGACTCTTCTCGAACATGGGGAGCCTCCTTTTCAAGGGCGAGGGCCTGGCATTCCTCGACGGAGAGCTGACGCGCCGCGCATCCGTCGATTTCGCGCTGAGCATGCGCCAACGCGACCTTATCAGCGACGAGTTCGGGATTGGCGGCCCTGAAATCGTCGAGAATGCGGTTTTCAGCGGCGAGAATGGCCTCCGCAGTCAGGTCGGGGTGGATTTCGAGCTCGGGAGCGAACATTTCGAGGACACGGGCGGCGGATTTGTTGAACATGTCGTAGAAATAGCCCTTCGCATCGGCCCGATTGGCCTCGGGAACCCGTTCGAGGGTCTGGACCATGAACCGGAACTGAGCCGTGAAGGTGATGTTGAGCAGGTCTTCGAGAGAAAGATTGCCGTGGACCTCGAAATGGGTCTTGGAAAGCATCAGATAAGGGGCCGGGTCCATCTTCTTCTTGCCGAACTTGCTGATGGGGCTCATTCGACCACCATCCAGTCCTCGGCGAGCATGTCCGTCTGGGATGCAAGCCACGGAACGCGGACCTTGGGAGCGTCGGGATTGGTGGTGACGAGCCCGAGGGAGTCGATGTAGATGTAGGGCGCGGTCATCTTGGAGTGTTCATCGGGAACCTGCAGGACAAGGAAGATGCCCCTGCCGTTCCAACCCTTGCGGGCGACCTTGTAACCATGCTTGAGGTAGTCGATGGCGGCACCGAAGTCGACGGGGTTGGGCGTGACCTTGGTCATGGCGTGTTTCCTCCTGTTTTTCAACTGCGGATTGGGGAGCCTCACCTACACTCTACCGCTACAGGTAGGGGGAGTCAACGATTTAGGTACAAGGGGTAGTCGGTAGGGGGACGAGAAAATACGATGCGTTACTAAAGAGAAAAGAAAATGGGACTTGTTCCTCGTCGGAATCACTCTACGAGCCCGATTTTAGGTCCGACCCCCATGCCGCGGGAGCAATGTCAATCAATGCACATGTATTTGCATGTGCTTTTGAATAGTGAAGGCGTAGGCGCACTGAGTAGGACATAGGAGAATGAACATGGCAGGCACGAAGTACAGGAACTACATCAAGCATATGCTGTGCAGCAATGAGTTCACTGCACATGCGACATGCGGCAACTGCGGCGTGGTCATCGATGACAGCGAGACGCTGTGCGATGACTGCAAGAAGAAGGAGGAGAACAAGTGAGCAAGGTCACTGTCATCAGCAAGGCCCTGAACATCCCGTGCAAGACCTGCAAGAACTATGACAACTGCTTCGACCAGTTCGAAAGCGAGAACTGCAAGAACTACCGCCGCGAGGCAATCAAGAAGTCCATGCGTGCCCAACTTGCTGGATACCACGCATTCGTCGACCTGCTGCATGAGGAGCAGGGACGCTAGTCGCTGAACATTGCTAGGATGCACGAACCCGTGTCGTGCATCCAATGGAGTGCTCAGAAAAGCACGTCCAACCCGCAAAGCGGGAGAAGGAGACACCATGTCCAAGTCGAAGAAGTCCGAGTCCAAGAAGGCCGTGGCGCAGGTCGTTGAGACCATCCAGAAGGAGGAAACCACCGTGACCGAGACCCCCATGGGATTCATCATCAAGAACGTGTACTTCCCCAGCGAACCCGGAAAGCCCCGCGCCGCCCTGTACATCAACGATGAAGGCAAGCTCGACACCTTCACCAAGGGCCGCCTGCCCATCCCCTGCACGAAGTTCCAGCTCGTGATGAGCTACACGGGATACGCGGAAGCGGACGACATGGACATGACCACGATGCTGTCCGTGGGCCAGTACGAGAACCGCTACATCACGGAGTACGAGGACAAGGACGGCACCATCGTCCCGATGGAGCACCCCTTCAACCCGCTGCGCACGTTCATCTACAAGGCCCTGAGCCAGTTCGACAAGTCCGCACTGGGAACGGACAAGAACTACACCAACGAGATGGCCATCGACGACCTGAAGTTCCTGATGGCACAACCCGAGGGCATCAACTTCATCATCAAGGAACAGGTCAAGGACAAGAAGAACGGCGGGACCTACACGGTGAACAACTTCATCCCCGTCTACAAGAAGGTCAAGAAGGTCATCGAACAGTCTGACATGTAGTCATGCCCCAAGCCGAGGGATGGCGGCTGAAGACCATCCCAAGAGACCGTGAGTGCAAAGGAGAACAGATATGACTACGACAAGAAACTGCCGGAACTGCGGCCGCTACGACTGTGGCAAGTGCGAGCCCGAGACGGGGTTCAACTTCCTGGACAAGAGCAAGATGCTCTGGTCCGAGGACAAGGATGAGGCCGACTGCTGGAAGTGCTCCGCCGACCCATGCGGGACGGACGCTTGCGTGCGTTACATGGGACAGAGGAGGGACTGATATGGATGGCGAAACCGGATTCGGACTGTGCCTGCTGCTCGGCATGGTCGTGTGGTTCACCCTGAGCATGCTCATCGTCCTCTGCAAGGAGGGCTTCAGGAAGTAACAGGCTGAGCTGGAAGGAGGCGATGCCATGCGGGTATGGAACACCGGACCGCCTGGGAGGGCAGGACCCTCTCGCAGCATGTCGTATCCCATGTACAAGCTACCGGACATGACGACGCGAGAGGCAGAATGTACCCCTGCACACGGTAGAAGCAGAAAGGAGGCAAATTGTGCACTTTCACAATAAACCGAACGTATGTACGATAAGTCAGGCACGTTTGATTTCAAAACACTTCTGTCACTACATAAATTCATCATAAGTATATACCTATAAATATATATATATATTTATATAAATCATTTTTCTTTTGATAATCAAAACAAGTATATATATATGATAAAAATCCCGTTTTCTGGAAAATCAAAATCGCTACCACCTACCCTACTTGTGCATTCTGCTACCAACGAAGTGGGTGCGCTCGCGAGTCGGTCGCTAGGGGAAAACATCCCCGGAAGGAGAAATCCATGGAATCCGAGAGAACCCTGACCTTCTGCCTCAACTTCGACGACCCGTCCCAGTTCTGGAAAAGGGAATCCACCCTCTCCCGTATCCACTACATCCCGGAACGCGTACGCCGAATGGGCGTGGATGGCAAGCCTCTCTACTACAACCACAGAATCACATCCAAACCCGTGACCGATGAACATCTCCGCGCGGTAGGCGGGAACCCCTTCCCGAACTTCACCGACCTGAACGTGGCGCTCTCGGAGAAGATTGCCTACGAGGTCGCTCGATACGGAAGCTCCCGACAGAACCGTGACCTCTGCAGTTGGGGCCTGAAGGCAATCGAGAACCCTCGGCTCCGCAACCTCATCATCGGATTCGACCACTTCAAGAAGCCCTACGAGTTCCTCATCAAGAAGGCCCTGTACACCGGCGTGAACGTCAAGCTCGTGGACTTCTCCAATCACGAGGTCAAGGTCTTCGAAGCGCTGGCAAAGGACTGCACCCGCAACTACAAGGCCGTGACACTGCCCGACGGAAGCATCGCATACGAACCCGCCCCGCTCTGCACGGTAACCCAGCGACTCCAACGCCTGCCCCGCGAGAAGATGACCTTCCTGGAGAACAAGACCATGGCATTCGAATGGGTCAAGGAATTCAAGAGCCCCACGCTCCAATGGGACACGCTGGTAGGCGACCGCGACGCAGGACGCACCGAGAGCAAGCTCCGCCCCGAGCTCCAGGCCATCGCCGACTGGAGACGCGAGAACCACAAGGAACACTGCACCCGGTGGGCCGCGCAGACAGAACTGGACCGACTCCAGCGCTGCACCGTCATCACCATCGAAAACGACCCCACCGACACCGACCCCGCATCGAAGAAGACCTACAAGGAAAGCTACCGCAAGGCGCTGAAGGAGACCGAAGAACTGCTCGCCCTGCCAAAGACCCAGAAGAACTGGACACACATAATCCGCTACTGCCTCTACCAGGAGCAGACGCCATTCATCGAGTGGGGCATCACAAAGGGCTGGAGCAGACTCAACCGAGAACACCTCCCCCTACTCCAGTGCGCATACGAATGCGACACGGCACACCCTCTGGACAGGGTCGAGGAAGCGGAACTCTGGATTTCGCTGGTGTGGTACGTCGCGCATGACGAAAAGCCCACCTGCTACAACCATAAATCGCTCAGCGCGAAGAAGTGGGCGCTCATGGGAAATGAAATCAGCAAGGACGACGAACAGCCCGACAATGGAGACATCGCCGACACGGAAGAGGAGGAAGACGAGGATGACGAAGAGGACGACGACGAATAGTCCTTTGTCTTTTCTGGCTTGTGCTGATGTGAGTGTTGCCCCCTCGGGTTGTTGGGTCGTTGGAACCCAAAGCCCAAAGAATCCTGAAGGAGGACTCGAGAATGCCTAGAAATTGCAAACTGCCCATCGGACCCGGGATGCACACCATGGTCTTCCAGGAATGGGTCGACCTGGAGTCCAAGAAGAACGCCGACGGGAAGGGCGGCAACCCGTACACCAACATCACCTACATCCTCGACAACGAATCCAGCACCCGCACGCTCCAGGTCTTCGACCAGGGCCTCGACATCTTCATGACCGGCCTCAAGAAGCAGCTCGGCATCGACCCCAAGTCCGAGGACTCGAACGCCATCCTCGACGAAGCCATCGGCAAGAAGGTCGTCGCGAACCACTACCTGAAGGAGTGGACCGACCCCAAGACCGGCGAAATCAAGCCCTACTGGAATTGGGGCTTCGACCCCGACTTCGAAGCCAACCGGGCCAAGCGTTCCACCCCCGCCACGACCAAGCCCCTCGACATCGACGAAGCCCAGCCCATCCCCGACCTCTAGACCATTCCCTACCTCGGAGAGGGGCTCCTTCGGGAGCCTCTCTCCCCCTTTTTTAGCTGTTTGAAACCTAGTATCGCAACACACAGCAAGAAGGAGGACATGAAGATGTCGAACCTGTATCTTCTGAAGGAAGTCGTGCATGAACTGGGCCACCTCAACCTCCTCGTTCCAGACGACTCTCTGGCGAGACATGTGCTGAACGAACAGACCGCGAAGCTCTGGACGGAAATCCGCAGACTGGAGGATGAGGACCGTGCCGCCCGTAGGTAGACCGCTCATCACGCGCAACCAGAAGACGCAGAAGGCCGTGAAGGACCATACCTGCACGCTCTGCGGAAGGCTCATCCCCACCGGAGACTACTACGTCAACCTCGCCATCGTTTCCTACAGCAAGGACATGCCCCCGGTCTACGGGTACCGGTACCACTGCCAGAACTGCGTGAGCATCGACGCCGAGGCTTCGACTCCCCGACCGGACGACAAGGAGCTCTATCGCCGACAGCAGAAATTCTTCGATGCCATCTATGGAGACAGAACATGAGATATGAATTCTACAGCCCGTACAAAATCAAGAACTGCTGGGAATGCAAATTGAAGAACCATCGCCACGCATGCAAACTGGAGAACCATATCGTGACGTCCAAGACCGAACGCCCTCTGGACTGCCCCATGAAGGAATTCAACGACCGACGGAAGCCGGTCCGATTGTCGCCACGTCCGCCATACGACCTGGACTACCTGAAACCAGAAGAAATGGAGGGTGGTGTTCGAGTCGTCACCACGGGAAACAGCCCATCGAGCTTCAGCGCAGGACACAAGGGAACCATCCTCGACCCGAACCACAAGGAAGGAATCGAAGTGCTCTTCGATGAAGAAGGATACTTCAGCGGCAGAAACGAAGACAATCGCACCTACTATATGTACCATACATCGCTCAAGAAACTGAAGGAGGAGTAGAATGAAGAGGTTCGCATACTACTGGATGGCGATGAAGTGGTTCTGGAAGCACCGCAACGAGAAGTCCTGCAGACAGAAGATGCGCCGATTCGAAAAGGAGTGCAGATGCTGAACATCAAGGACATCCTCAACCCGAAACACAAGAAAGAAATCAAAGTGCTCTGCGAAGTACAAGGTGTTCCACCGACAACCGCGCAACGACAAGACGACGCTGAAGAACCTCGTGCTCGTCAAGGGGAAATGAGCGTAAAAACAGCAATCGAAATCACAACCGACGACAACAGATACACGCCGGTCGAGTTCGGCGAAGCAGTAACCGTACTCATCCGCGCCGCCGAGGAGGGCGAGGCCCTCAAGCTGGCGGTGAAATGGCGCACTACCGGACACTGCAAAATGTGGGAAAAAGACCCCGCGTGTCCGTTGTGCGGACCGTGCGGGAAAAACCTCACCGGACTCTACTGCATGGACTCGGAGAAACATCTCGACGAGTGGCTCGAAGCGTGGAGGGCGCAGCCATGAGCCTCAATGCCATAGACGACAAGCAGTACCTCGAAAGCCTCTCCGATACCGACCTCGACAAGGAAATCGAAACACGTCTCGCCAAATGGAATACGAAATCGGTCCTCCGCTTCGGGTATTGGAGACTCGTGGCGGAATGGGAAAGAGCAGTGAATGTCAAGGAGGACAGACGATGAAACTCACGACCGAAGTCAAGAACTACGCCAGAACCCTGTTCCGTGAGCGCAAGCAGGCCGCCATCACGAAGGAGTACGAAGCACAGCAGAAAATCCGAAATGACATCAGGGACCACTTCAAGACCTTCATCGACAAGGCCAATGCCGAGATGCAGGAAATCCTCGCGAACATCCAGCAGACGTACCCCGTGACCGCAGAACTCACATGGGACTTCGACAGAAACTCGAAAAGCCGACTCACGCTGAACGTGAACTTCACCACCCCGATACAGCAGACCGCATACTACAACAACAGGTCCATCGACACCGACGAACTGAAGTTCATGGCCGAACTCAGCGCCGCCGGGGACCTCGATGGTCTCGAAGACCTGCTCGACAAGTATTTTCCGAAGGAGGACTGACATGAACCGCTTCGCAAGAGGATTCTATCTCGGAGCCATGCTGATGTCCGTGCTGTACGCCATCCTCATCGGAATGTGGATGCTCGTGTTCTCCCTGACCGACCTCATGCTGAGCCTGATTCTCATCCTCTCCATCGGCAGCGCGTTGACATGGCTCGTCTGGTACATCAGCGAACGCCTCGACAGCAAGACCATCTACTACCGAATCGTCATGTCCAAACCCTATGTGAACCGCTTCCGCGTGATGAAGACCGCATGGCTCACACGACAAGCAGCGGAAAACGAAGCCGCACGACTCAAGAAACTGATGCCCGACTACGACTTCAAGGTGAAGGAGATGCCGAATGAAGAATGCAGTTGAACGCTCCGAATCCACGATGCTGAAGCACACCCTTCGAACGATGTGGTGGGGCGGGTACATCTCGGGACTCCTGACCGCAATCATCGTGCTGTCCATCTGCCTGCTCATGAGGTGATGCCATGAACAGATACTCTGACGGAACCAGAATCGAATACTTCAAAGGTCAACCGGGTTGCACAGAACACCGAATCAGAAAGATAGGAACCATCTTCCGTAGTAGATGTGACAGAACAGAACTACCGGAATACCAGATAACCTGGGACGACAGATACAACAACCCGAATCAGTGGTTCGCACACAAGAATCTGAGTGTGATGCAAGAAGAAGAAGAACCACCTGTTGCAGAATTCTTCAAGGAGATGCACGATGAGTGAATACAAACGCGGAGACCACGTGAAACGGATACAGATTACGCGAGAATTCCTCATTCCAATCGAAAGCATCGGAATCGTACTGGAGAGCTCCTCGAATCAGGTCTATTGCAACTGGGACCAACCGGAAAACAAGGGCCTGGCATCAAGATACTGGGTACCGGAGCAAGACATCGTAATGGTGGAACCATTGGAGGACCCGCCGCCGATAGCCGACTTCTTCCTGGCACTGAGAAAGGAGGAATGACCCGTGAAGGTCAAGAAGCAGAACAAGAAATCCATCGAAGCCAAACGACAATACGACCGCGTACGCGCCGACGCATGGCAGAAATACTTCCGTATCGGAGAACGCA